ACGGTCAGGCCGAACGAGCAGCCGGCCCCGAACGAGCCGAGCAGCAGCGCGGCCAGCCAGATCATGTATTGATAGGGTTCCATCACTTCGTTCTCTGGTGGATGATGAATGCGAGGGCGCCCACGACCGCGGCGCCGACGATGTACGACCCGTATCGCAAGGCCTCCACGAACGGATTCTCGTCATCCGAAACGTGGCCGAGGTGGTTGTGCACGGTGGCCGCGTGAACGTCGATCCGGTCCAGGGCGGCGCGGGCTTCGCCGAGGTGCTCCTTGGCGACGGCTACGTCGGTGCGAACGTCCGATGCAGCCTCGCCGATGGCGGCCGTGTGCGACACGCAGCCGCCGAGCGTCAGCGCGAGGATGGCGACGGCGGCCTTCATGCCCACACGCGCTTGGGGTTCACGGGGAAGACGAGGGCGTCCACCAGCGGCTCCAGCTGGTGCTCGGTCAGCTGCTGCCGGCTGCGGAGGTTCACGTGGTGCCCGGCGTCGATCACGGCCGGGACCAGCTCCTCGTCGCCGTCCATTACGGCCGGCTCGATGGTGATCGGCCCGATGTGATCGACTGAGTAGTCGGTGCTGAAGCCGTTGGGGATGCCGGCTACTTCGAGCAGGCCATCGGCCATGGCGCGGGTCGGGAAGCGGAGGCGGTAGTCGTGCATCACGTTGTCACCGTTTGGAGGTTCGCGTCGGTCAGGGTGCCGCTGTAGAACTCGACCTTTCGGATCACGCAGTTGGCGTACTGCGAGAAGGTGCCGGGCACGTTGCTGCTGTCCGTGGCCTCGGCACCGAGCGTCACGAAGTCGGTGTTGCCGATGGTCAGGTTGTTCGTGCCGCTCTGCACCGTGCCGCCGTTGATGCAGAACTTCGACGTGCTGCCGTTCCAGTAGTGAACGGCCTTCTGCACCCCGCTGCTGCCGATGGTGCCCGTGGATGTGCTGCCGGATGACCAGAACGCCCGCGCCGCAGTCGTGCTGCTGGCTTCGATGCCGACCTGTGCGGTGGACGCATCGTCGGTGGACAGGATCGTCCCGGCCCTACCCGGCGGGTAGAAGTGAACAACCAAGGCACCGGGGTCGCCCCAAGAGGTGATGTTGGAGTCCAGGACGTGCGCGAGGTCGGCGCTGCGGGTCGTTGATCCAGTTCCCGTATTTGAAATGTATGCCGAAGGCGTCGCTCCCTTTTCGATCTGGTGTCCCCAGACCAGCATGTCCTTCGCGGATGTCACGTTGTACGAGGGGTAAGTATCAACAACCCAAGTCCCCGGGGTCGCGCTGTCGCTGAACTGCACGATGCCCTGACCGATTCCCTCGTTGGTGCTGCGCGAACGGTGGCTGACCCAGCATCGATACCAACCGTTCGCGTATGCCTCGATTCCGCTGGATGTATCGACAGGCGTGGTTCTGGATCGCGTTGCACATCCCGAAGTCGATCCTGCCGACAAATCGAATACTTGCGTGAACCTCCGGTCGCTCGTTCCATAAAGGAACGTAAGAACGGCATACTGCGTGGCGTTGCTTGCCGGGCGCTTCAGGAACACGCTGTACACATACAAAGAGTCCAAGTCAACGTTGGCCGTCGTGTTCTTTGTTCCGCAATGGTGCGTCCCGTTTGCGACAACCTCCGACATGAGTTCGGCGGTGTTCGCATTGTCGGGAGCAGGTCCGGTGTTGCTGGTCGTGACTGCGGTGTTGCTTGCAACGTCTGCCGTTGTTTCCGAGGTCGGGCAGATGTTCGTCCTGCTCTCCTCCACCAGCAGCCCGAGCCGGGTGCCGCTGCTGTTGTGGGTGAGGCGGGCGACGTCGGTGGACGCCGACGCGATGTAGCCCGAGGAGTCAACGTAGGTGCCGCTGCTGGCGCGGGTCAGCGTGTAGCCCGATGGGGTGCCGCTGCTGAAGTCGAGGGACCAGGAGGGGGACAGGCTGCCGCTCTGCGTGGTCGCCGACGCCTCGGCCGTGTAGTCGCTGGTCCCGCTTGGCGAGGTGCGTGTCGCCGCGACGCGGAAGCCGTAGCTGGTGGACGCGGTGAGCCCGGTCACCGAGTAGCTCGTCGCACCCGCGCCGGTCGTGTGGATCGTGCTCCACGACCCCGAGCCCGACGGGCTGCGCTGCTGGATGATGAAGCCCGTCTCGTCGCTGCTGTTGTCCGTCCACGCGAGGTTGATCTGCGTGCTGCTCGTCGCCGTCGCGGTCAGCGAGCTCGGCGCGGCGGGCGCGGTGGTCGCGGACGCAGAGGTGCTCGCGAGGCTGCCGCTGTCGCAGTTGTACGCATAGACCCGGTAGTGACGGCTGGTGCTCGCCGCCACCGTGTCCGTGTGGCTGTTGGTCGTGAGGTTGGTCGCGATCACGCTCCACGACCCCAAGCCGTCGTTGGACCGCTCCACCTCGTAGTACGTCGCCTGGTTGGGCGCGGCCGTGCTGTCGGCCGTCCAGGACAGCGAGATCGTGCCGACGCCGCCGGTGGCGGTCAGGCCGCCGGGTTGGTTGGGGGCGCCGGTGGCGAGGCAGGCGGCTTCCTTGGAAACTGCACCTTTCCTCAGAAACGACCGAATCACGGGACCACCTCCGCGGATGTGCGAAACAGGACAGTGGCGATATGCACGTTCTCACTGCCCGCGGACGGATCGGCGTACAACGTGACCACCCCGTTGGTCGCGGCGGGCCAAGCCGTGGTGGTCGCCGCCAGGATCTCGACCGTGGAGGTGCCGTCGATGGCGCTGGTGATCGTCCCCGTAATCGTCGTCTCGACGGTGCCGACCTCGACCTTGGCCTTGACCGCGTAGCCGGTAAGGTCGAACTTGGTCCCATTGGGGTTCACGACGTTGACGGTGAGGGTGCGGCTGCAGCCAGGCACCACGACCAGGCCAACGATGTCGGTTTCGATTCTTGCGTTTGGCATCTCTTATTCCTCTTACTCTTGGTTTTCGTCGACCTCGGCGCAGACGACCGGGTTGGGGCGGTCGAAGTACGGCCACGCAGTGCCGTCGAGCGCGTACACGACCCACACGTTGACGACGGCCATGAGCGGCATCTCTGCAGTACCGGTCGGGAAGGCCGATCCATCCCACTGGCTGCCGACCGGCCCGACGATGACCGATGGTGAGTTGGTCGGCATGCCGTCCACCATGATCGACGTGTTGAAGTACTCGCTCAGGTTCTGCACGTTCGTGTAACTGAACGTCAGGTTGCCTGGGGGAGTGATGCCTCCGCCCGCAAGCGAGGGCGGGAACCAGTGCTCGACCGTGTACTGCCAGCGGTTCGGTGAGATGACCGCCGCCGACTTCACCTTGCACAGGCCGAGCGTGACCACGTTCCCGGCCGCCATCTGCGCCCTGCCCCAGCTCATCACGTCCGCGTTGTCGAGTGCAGACGTCGCGCCTCGCATCCACGTGTTGACCACGGCGCGGTTGGCACCGGGTATTCCGCGCTCGAAGATGGGCCTTTGCCAGGTCATACTGCCGTTGGCTTCGGCGCGGTGAGTTCCGCGAGCTGGAGGGCGCTGACGACGTTGCTGAAGTTGGCGAGCGACTGGTACTTCTGGAACCACACCACCTTGTCCGCCTGCAGCACCAGCAGGCCGGCGATGCTGACGCTGGTCGTGCAGGATGGAGCTCCGGTCGGGATCGGCCCCGGCACCTGCTCGAGGTGGAACCACTCGTCCCACACGAAGCTGTGCTGGATGCGGTACCACTCATGGTGCGGGGACACCGAGAAGCCCCGGTAGACCAGCGACCCGATGGCGCACCCCAGGAAGGCTGCGTCGTTGCGCTTGCCGACGAAGGTGGACCAAGTCGAAGTGGGAGGCTCGGCGTTGACTGGGCTTCCCGCAGTCCGGTCCCACAGCACCTCGATGGTGATGGTCATCTGAGGCACTTCGTATGCCGGCGGGTTGCCGTTGAGGTCGACCTTGGTCCCGCCGATGTCCACGACGCCTGTTGGCCAGGTCACGCTGCCGTTGGTCGGGAAGGTGGCCGCGAGCCGCCACATCTGTGCCTGGCGGACCCCGCTCTGCCGGGTGACGGCCACGTACTCCGCCTGCTCGTCGGCCACATTCACCTGCAGGGTGCCGAAGGTGCAGCGCACCTCCCACTGGTATAGGCCTTCCGGGCGCGGGAACGCCTGCACCTGCCTGCAGACGTACGCCTTCATGTACAGCGCGGTGTTCCGGAACGCCGCAGGCACGCGTTCGCGCACCTTGGGCAGGCCGGACACGGCGAAGAGCTGGTTGTTGCCGTCCGCCGGGAAAGTCGGGTTGCTGGAGTCCGGCACCCACTGCACGTCGTACACCAGCTCGAACTGGTGCTCGGACCCGGGCATGACCCGCGTCTGCGAGAACGTCTCAGCCTTGGGACCAGTGAGGATCCAGCCCATCAGAACGGCATCCTGAAGCTCTGCCGGAGCTCATCAAGCATCTTGCGGATGGCGGCGACGTCGGTGGCGAGGCCGGCTGCGCCGATGGCCTGATCAAGTCCTTTGTTCATAAGCGCGTCCCTGTTGGCCCCCAGCGCCATGGAATTGGCCAGGCCAGGACCCATGAGCGGGTCGTTGATGACGCGCATGGCGTCGGCGTCCTTGATGGCCGTCTGCCGAGCGATCCCTTGGGCGACGTCCGGGCCAAGTGCTGCCGCGAGCCGCTTGTTCCGGGCGAACTCGGCGACCTGCGCCTGCGTCGAGGCGTTGGCGGCCTGCAGGTTGTAGGAGGTGGCGATCTGCGTCAGGCCCTGCACGCGATTGCTGGCGGCGTTTACCACCTGGCTGCCAATGCGGGCGGCGATCTGCGCGGCGGTGATGGCTGCCGTGACGCCCGTGTTGACGGCGGTCGCGGCGGCGGCGGCGTTGAGCTTGCGCAGCTCCGCCTGGGCGCGGGCGACGCCCTTGACCACACCGCTTGGGTCCATCTCGGCGCGAATGACCGCCTTCATCTCACGCGCCACGGAGCACCTCCCGGTCGAACTCGGCGAGGCCGGCCTTCACCCACGGGAACAGCTCCTGCGGGCGCTTGTTGGTCTGCGAGCACGCGATCACCCCGAGCAGGAACTCGCAGCGTTCCAGCGTGGTCATCTCGGAGGATGCCAGGGCGATGGGCATCAGGTCTCGCTGTTCCGGGCTTGCGATTCTCCACAGCCGCCGGGTGGCGGCTGAGTAGGGTGCGGTGAGTTCACCTGCTCCCACAGCCTGGTCGACACGTCGGCGGACAGCCGGCCGAGGTCGGCCGGATCGGCCAGGAGCGGCGTGCCGTCCTCGCACGACAGGCAGGCGGCCCACCACCACGGGTCGTTCGCCGCCCGGCGGTAGTCCGCCATGGTGGGCTCGCGCACGACGATCGGCCCGAGGTCCGGATCGACCACGCGGCGGGACTTCGCCATGAACTGGGAGACGTCCAGCGGCATCAGGCCTCGTCCACGCTGAGGGACCACACCGCCGCCCCAGTACCGTCATCGGTGCGGCTGGCGGAAGTGATGTGCCCGGTGATCGTGTACGCCTTTCCAGCTTGGTCGCTGAAAGAGACGACGACCGAACGATTGACCGCGTTTGCCAGCGACGTCGGGTAGATGTGCTCGCGCACCGGGTCATCGGTGGAGGCATCCTGCGCCAACAGGTCAAAGCTCACCGTTCGCCGGACTCGCCCTGGCACGCGCTTTTCACGCCAATCGGAAACCAGCGTTACGTCGAGGGACGCACGCTCCACCTGCAGCTGGATGTTCCGCACCGGCCATGTCGTGGAGCCGCCGCTGTTGAAGTTCAGCGACACCGTGCCGCCGTAGCCCATGATGTATGGCATGTTCAGGTTTCCTGTGCTTGAAGGTTGATCGTGACTGTGACCGTGCGCTCGGCGTCCTGCTGGCCGTCATCCGGCAGCTCGGTCCCGGTTGAGAACGACATTTCGTGCGCCACCAGCTTGCAGCCGGTATGCGTGTGTGGGCCGTTGGCGAACGCCTTGGCCAGCTCATGGGCGAGGTCGGCCGCCTGGTCGAGCGTGTCCGCGATGCAGGTCGCGATCATGGTGCCATTCCAATGCGCCTTTCCGAAGGATCCGGGCAGGTACATGGTGGCCGCGAGCTCGACGTTGTAGACGATGCACGGCGTGGTCTTGCCAGCCACGCGCATGCCCGGGTAGACCTTGCTGGTCGCGTTGGCGGCGCGGGCGCGGATCGCTGCGACAATCTCCGGGAAGCTCATGGCTGGCCCCGCAGCGCCGCACGGGCCTCGAGCAGCGTCCGCTGCGATATGGCGGTGAGGATCCGGCGCATGTTGCGCATGACGTAGGTGGTCGAGAGCTTGCGGCCCGGGATGCGGCGGCTGGACCCAACGTGCCGAAATCCATCCTCGAGCAAGTGCCAGACCCTCTGCATTCCTTTGGCACGTGCCCCGCCCTTCTTGCCGTAGACGACTCCGGCTTCGCCGACCACCACGGCTGCCGAACTGGAACCGCGACGGCGCACGTCGATCCTCGTCGCGTTTGCGATTGCTCGGCGGTGCGTCGGCTTGCCTCGGAAGCTTGCCGAACGCCATATGCGGCGCAGATCCTCACGCACCGGCCTCAAGGCAGTGCGCATCCCCTTCTTGCGCACACGCTGCGAAAGATTGCTTGGCAGTGCTGCAAGTGCCTTGCGCACTTCCGCGTCGGCGAGCGTGTAGCGCATCCTCACGGCAGCACCTCAATCGCTCTCATGCGGAGTCGCTTCCTGCGGGCGTCCGGATCGTGGCAGCTGCGAAGGTTCAGGGTCCGCTCGACCCCGTTGTCGTTCCACTTGATCCGGCTGCGCATGCTGATGCCAGGGTGCCAGGTCGCCTCGATTGAGAACTCCTGCTGCATGGCCGGGCCGCCGTCATCCAGGACTTCCGAGCTGTTGACTTCCGACGCGTATCCGCTGGGGTCATACAAGCGGCCACGGATGATGCACACCGTGACCCATGCTTCGGACCCCTGCCCGTACGAGTCGACGGTCGTGACGGGGTTCTGCACCGTCAGCACCTGGCGGAAATAGCCTGCGCCGGCCATCGGTCACCCCACCGCGTTCCCGTTGTGCATGCGCCTGACCGTCTCCACGAACAGCGGCGACTGCGGCGTGACGACGTCGTCGCCGCGGAACGACTCCACGTGCGCGATCTCCATGCGCATGGCGAGGTATTCCTCCTCGGTGAGCTGCAGCTCCGTGCGGCCCGTCGCGGCCTTCCACTTCGACAGCACGGCCACCAGTGCCTGGTGGATCTGCGCGTCGTCCTCCGTGTGGGGCCGCTTGAGCCAGCCGCGAAGGTCGCTGACGGTCGGTGGTACCGGCATCGGGTGGCTCCCGGCCGAGGGGGTGAGGCGCGTGGAGCCTCACCCCCTGGCCGTGCATGGAGGATGAATCAGGCGTTCGTGACCTGCAGCTGCACCATGGCCTTGGCGCGGGTGAACGCCGCGTTGCCCCAGCCGAAGCCGCGGAACACGATGCGGGCCGAGTTCGCCGCGGTGAGGTCGTCACGACGCATGGTCATGCCCTCCCACTCGCGGATGGCGTAGGCCTCGCGGAAGTTGCCGCAGAGAGCGAGCACGTTCTTCGCCGCAGCGCCCGAAGCGTGCGTCGGCAGGAAGTCCGTCACGTACACCGGCAGGCCGAGCAGGAATCCGCTGGCGCCCTGCGTCAGGCCGGCGTCCGAGCTCGGCACGAAGATGGGCACGTTGCTGCCCGAGGTCGCGGCGCGGATGTCGGCGATCTTCGCGTAGACGTCCTTCGCGATGATCCACGCCGACGAGCCCCAGTACGCCGCGGGCAGCTGCGTGTAGCGCATGTCCATCAGCTTGTCGACCGTCGCCCCTGCGGTCACGGCAGCAGCACGCGTGGTGCTAGCCGAGGTCGCGGTGGTGATGTTCGTGCCGGTCTGGACGGTGAACATGGCGTTGCTCGGGCCGTTCGTGACCCCGGCCATGTAGCCGGCCTCGCTCATCTTCGAGAACTGCCGCATGAGGTTGTCCATCACCTCCGCCTCGACGTCGAAGTTGGCGGACTTGATGAGCTGCTCCGACACCTGCGTCTTGGGCAGGATGGGCAGCGGCTTCAGCGACACCTCGGCGAAGCCGGGGTCGATGTCCGTGGCCGCCGTCGTGCCGGTGTCCGGCGGGCTCCAGGCGTTGGTGTACTGGGTCGACTCGAGCGTGTTCCAACGCAGCGTCGCGTCGCCCTGGCGGACGGTGCGGTAGTCGCAGACCCGGCGGGTGATGGACTCTGCCGAGATGTACTTGAGGATCTGCTCCTCGGTCTGCTTGGGGATCAGGATCGACGACGAGGCCGTCGAGATGATCTCGCGCTGCTCAGGGGCCGGGCCGCCGCGCAGCCAGCCGCGCCAGGACGACTCGTACTCCTTCGACGAGCGCCATTCCGCAGCCGCCTCGCGCCGCTCCTCGGTGCGCCGCGCCGGGGTCGCCGCGACCTGCACGCCCGCGTCACGCTCGAGCAGCGTCTTGCGCACCTCGCGCAGCTCCTCGATCTCGCAGCCGATGTCGGCGCGTGCGTCCTCGGTAAGGTTGGTGTCGGACTTGCGCTGCTCAAGCTCACCGAGCTTGGTGCGGACTTCGCGAAGCGTGAGATTGCTGACCATGACTGTGGCTGCCTTCCGTGGTGTTGGTTGAGTTTCCTGACGCGCCTCGGCGGTGGTGCCCGAGTAGGCACCTACCTCGACGACGCTCACTTCCCTGAGTTCCACACGCTTCAGCGTGCGGTCGCGCCCGCTCCAGCTGTCCCCGCCTTCCGGAACGCGGAAGCCGAAGCTCATTTCGTTCAGCACGCCGCGGCGGACCTGGTCAAGCACGGCCTCGTCGCGGGAGTTCTCTCCGAGCGTCGCCGTGTAGCGCAGTCCCTTCTCGTCGCTCTCGAGCACAAGCGTGCCGCTCTTGCTGTTGGCAAGAACCTGTCTAGAGTCGTGCATGTAGAACAACGAGACGTTGTTCTTCTGCCCGTCGAAAGCACCGGGCGCGATCTGCTCCCGGAACTCCCCCTTGATGCCCGGCAGCGGCTTGCTCCACGTGTTGTAGAGCGCGGCGTAGCCGGTGAGGGTGCGGCCTTCGACGCCGCCGATGGCCGCGGTGCGGACCTCAAGCTTCGACATCGGCGGGCTCCTCGTCCTGCTGGTTGTTCTGATTGGGATCCACGCCCGAGATCACGGGCTTGGGCTCGTCGAGTCCGGGCCACGGCTCGAGGCCCATGCGGCGGCGTGCGTCGTTGGGCGCGAGCACCCCCACCTGGACGAGCTGCGCGTAGGCGCGGCCGGCCGTGCGGAAGTCGCCGATGGTGATCGGGGTGAGGTCCGTGTGCAGCATCTGGCCGGGCGGAAGCAGCTTCCTTGTCAGTTCCCTGTCAATGCCGGCCACGAACGGCGCGAGGCAGTGCGTGACGTACGCCTGCGCCGTCTCGGGCTGGCTGCGCCCTTCGCCCTGGTACAGCAGCTGCGGCGGCATGCCGAAGGCACGCGCCACGTCCTCAACCCCGTGCCGCTTGGCGTCGAGCAACCGGCCCGCCGCGTCGGCGGCCAGCTGCGCAGCCTTCATGCCTTCTCCGAAGAACGCGGGAGACGCGATCTTCTCGCCGCCGTGGTGCTGCTCGAGCCACTTCTCCCGCATCTGATTGCGGGCGTTGGCGGTCAGCGGGCCGGGATGTTCGATCCCCAGCTTCCCCACGAACCCCGTCTTCGCCAGCTCCTCAGCGACCTGGTCGATTATGGCCTGCGTGGAGAGCACGCGGCGGCACTGGGTGATCGGCGAGACGCCGAGCCAGGGCGACGTGGGGTCCGGGAAGGCCCGCACGTGCACCAGGTTGCTGTCGTCGACGACCTTGTCGTGGACGACGTAGACGGCTTGGCCGGCCTCAAGTCGAACGCTCACTACGGTGGGGTCCACCGGGTCGAGCGCGACCGGCTCGCCTGAGCCGGTATCGCGTCGGATCCACAGGAACCCGTTTCCGTAGGTCAGGGCGGACGAGGCGAGCCAGCGCCGCAGCTCGAATCCCGAGAGCAGTGAGGCGGTTTCGCCCTCGAGGAGGGTCAGCGCGGGCGAATCGGCCACCACCGATCCGTCGCGACGGTGGACGACCAGGTCCAGCCTCGCCGAGTCCGTCGAAATGAGCGAAATCGCCCGCATGATCGCGGGCACGCCGAGCAGGTCCGCATTCAGGTGCCGTGCGCCGGAGGCACTGAACCACACCATCTGTGTGGGCCAAAACCAGCGCATGAACTGGGACCAGATCGACACGGCACCATGCTGCGCATGGTCCGGCGCACATTCAATGGCAGGTGCATACGCCGTGACTACGCGGCATCGACACAAAGTGACGCCGTATCGACGGCATCAGTACTCGCCGTGTGTGCTGCTCAGAATCCCGGCTGAGATTCGTACATGCTGCCGCCCATGATCTCGAGGTCGTGCAGGACACGGGCGGCCATGACCTGCGCGGTGACTGCGTCGATGTTGCTGGTGCTGCGCTGCTTGACCGGCATGGCAAGGCCCGTGAGCCCCACGTAGAGACGGGCCGACGCCAGGCAGCTACGAAGCACCGGGTCGGGCTTGCAGCGTAGTTGCTCGGAACGCACCCAGTTCTGCCATATGGCCCACCCGCCGCCCATCCACACGATGGTCTGCGGTGCCTTGTGCCAGCGCCACCCGTGCTTGCGTTCCATCTGCGCGGCCCAGGCGGACGCCTTGCCCACCGGGTCGGCGACGAACGCCTTGACGTCGTACCGACGGCAGACGTCGACCAGGCGGGCCTCCACGGCGTCAAAGTCGATGGTCGGCCCGGACACGCTCAGGTGGCCGTCCTGCACCCACCGCGCCAGCGGCTGGCGGGTCCGCCGTTCGTCGTGCGCCATGTCCGCCCCGGCCCACCAGTGGTAGCCGCGGGTGTGCACCTTGCTGCCGTCCCACACGGCCACGCACATGCTGGTGAGGTCGCACTGCGACCCCGAGAAGAACCCGCCCTGGCTAAAGTCCACCGCCACCACGCCGGGTGCCCCCTCCAGCATCTCCCAATCGGTATCCACCGAGATGCGGTCCAGCAGCTCGAGGGGCAGTGCACCTGCGAGGTCGTCGGTGAACGTGGCCAGCTCCTGCAGCCACGTCTCCTCCCGGGCCTTCGGGTCGGCCGTTTTCAGCGCGTTCTGAATCTTTGTCCGGATGTCCCGGACGGAGATGAGCACGCCGGCGGACGGGTTCGCGTGGTGCACCGCGAGGTCGGAGTCGGGCTCGTCGGTCGGGTCCATGCCCCACAGAAGCGCCCACCACCCCTCGGGCAGGGCCTCGTCCTGGTCGAGGGCGATCTCGCAGGCCTCCCAGTAGGGCCACAGCTCGCGGGTCTTTTGGTCCCGGTCGGGGGTCGTGATGAACAGCATCTGCCCCGTGCGGGTCTTGGTGACGCTGGACATGGCCCGCAGGATCGCGGCATCCATGCGGGCAGCCTCGTCGGCGATCACCAGCCGGGGCGTGATGCCGTCCATGGCGTTGTCCGTGCAGGGCATGGCCTTGAGCGTCGCCTTCTTGTGCTCGATCAGGCCGATGCTGGTGGCACCGCCCCCGCCCACGAACCGCCACCGATCCTCCCCGCGGTGCATCTTCTGGATCCGCCCGTGGATGATGTTCGCCTTGTCCTGCTGGGTGGCGACGCAGCACACCTCGAGGTCGGTCCCCTCCCACAGCATCCACTCGAGCAGGGCCGTGACCAGGCCCGTCTTGCCTGCACCGCGGGCCACCACCCACAGGGCGTACCGCGTGGCAGGGGTGCCATCGTCCGCCCGCCGCCGGGCCATCAGCACCGTCGCGGCGTGCACCTGCCAGGGCAGGAGCTCGAACTTAAGCATCCGGCACCGCTGCAGGAACCGCTCGAGCTCGGAGGCGTCCCAGGCGACGCCGTGGCCGGCGGGGTCCGCCCGCTCGGCGAGGTACCGCCGGCACGCGGCCCGGATCCGGCGCGGCGCGGCCACGGTGCCGTCCACGACGCCCCGGGCGTACGCATCCGAGACGTCGACGGCCGCTGCAGCAGGTGTTTCACCGGGTGAAGTAGGTGCTTCAGCGCTGTCGACGTTCTCTGTACTTGGCGGCCCCACCGATGGTCCCGTTTCGACGG